CCTATCATAAAGACTTCTAGAAAGTAGCAACGTGCTGGAACTGTCCAGGTTGTATTAGATGCAAAAACTTGAGTTATTTTAGCCATAGTTGGATATTTAATTAAGTTAGACGTCAACTATGTCAGTTATTGAATATGTTGGACTTGGTAGCTCCCATGTTCCTGTAGGAGCGTTTCCTATCACAGATTTAAATATTAATCCAGTTGCTTTCGATTCTTCTACAATTAAAGAAAGAGTTCCGTCTACTAAATCAGGCGGAGGTATAGATGGGTTTAGATCTTGATATCCATCTTCCCATGTTACTCTAAATATCAGCGTTGCAGGGATTTGTGAAGTGACATCAAAATTATCACCTTTAACTTCTATCTTATAGTTGTTAGCAGCATAAGAAGCACTTGATGATATTTGATATAGAGTTTGATAACTAGGTGTTAAACTATAAAAATTTACATCCGCTGGATCTTTAGCGGCTATAGTTCTAATAGCCGCTTGAACTAATAGAGCTGTCCATGCATTATTTTGAAGTGTTGTAGATCCGCCCGATCTACTACTCGACAGTCTTATTCGACCACCACTATTAAAAAAGAATCTAGCATGATCCCACGGGCTCACACCATACTCGTCTAACCTAGTATAACCGTTAAAAGAAACAGTAATTTCGCATGATACTTTAGTAGACCATGCAGTTGTACGTTGTTTTGGACTATCCGTAGCTGACGATATTACTGATCTTCCTTCAGCTATCTGTAAACTAGTAATCGTTAGTTGATCAATAAGATTGCTAAAATTTGTGTTTGGATAACTAGATCCAAATCGAATAGGATCTTCTATAGGTATAACAAACGGAAGGATAACATCGCCTTCTGGGTTTTTAGGATTCTCTTGATGTATTTTGATGTTTAAAATATCTCTTCGTAGAGCTTCCCACTGCGATCTCGTTATAATATCAACTTCGGCGTTTACAGGAATACTAATAAGAGGTTGTCCGTAGCCCCGTATCTTACCAACTGCTCCACCGGTTCCTAGTATTTGTTCTACTTTGTCACGGATAGCATTATACTCGCTAGCCCTAATATTTTGACCTGTTGCCATTTATAATATTACCGATTCGATTAATTTTAAGTGTGTATCATTACTAGATTCTAGTGCTATTGCAAACACATCGTTACATTCCTTAGTAACCACTGCAGTTCCGTTGTCGCTAGCTGTTAATCGATCACCTTTTCTAACAGCTCCAATAACCTTAACTGGGACTCGTCCTTTTAGTGCGATATAAGTTCCGCCTTCAAGAGCACTGTTCATCATATAAGCAGGATTTGCACTAACTACCCCAATAGCTCTATCTCCGGCACTTGATGCAGTAACTTCTTTCTCTCCGCCGACTACTATTACTGTACCAACGTCGTATTCATTATCTGCTAGATATTTCTCTGCTAAATCCGCATATCGAGCAGCCGTTGCTGTTCCACGGAACAAGGTTGCATAAATGTCTCCTGCACTATCTCTAGCAGCAATAGAGCTTTTATCAGCACCCCCGGGGATTGTTGAGCTTGCTGAAACATATATACTACCAAACTTTAACTGATCGGCTTTATTCGCTGACCCAGATGCTATAAAGTTTCTAGCATAGATGTCTCCATTTGTGTCTCTAATAGGTACTGTTTCTTTAGGACCAGATGTAGGAACCTGCTCGCTAGGTAAAAAATTACCCAATCTAGTTGCTGTACTAGCATTGCCGTCAAAATCACCTACAAATAATCCAGTAAACTTTCCAATAAATTCTGTTGAACTATCAGGATTGCCCACAACGTTTATATTAGAGTTAATTATTAAGCCGCCGTTGGCTGCTACTACATTCCCTCTATGTTCACCAATAGTGTTACCAGTTAACAAACCTGTTATAGCAGTGGCCGTTAATGTATTAGTGAAAACTGTATTCCATCGTGCAGATGATGTACCTAAGGTAAAAGAATCAGTGTTAGCTGGTATTATTCCTATTGGTTTAAAAACCGCTACATTCGATGTTGCAGTTGCACCAACTCGTATAGTGATGTCTTCGCCTAATGTGTTTTCTATAATTAGCTGATCAGTATTTTCTACTTTAACCCTAAGGTTACTTCTGTCGCCTAGAACGAATCCACTATCTCCAAACTTAACATCTATGCCAAAGTCACCTTCTAATAAACTAATAAACTGGCTAGCATCAATCCCGCCTAGTTTAAGAGAATTCGACGATGTTCCCCAAAAACGATGTGTGTCAGAGGTAATTCCTGTAGTTCCGGTATTAGCAAGAGTAATACCTTTTTTAATCTCTATGGGAGGATTAAATCCTGGAATAGAATTTTCTGTTGTCTTTAACTGAAATGGATCATCGCTATTAACTATTGCTACAGTATTTCCGCCTGCTTTTATTTCAATAATAGTATGAGGATTTTCTAATATATCCTTTACAACTCTTGCACTAACTGCTGATGCTCCAAGGTCTGGTGATGCCTCTGGGCCGATTAAAACATATTCTGTTCCCGACCAAGTGTATAGCTGTTTGGCAACATTATCCCACCAAAATTCACCAGCAACTAACCCAACAGGTGCTGTTCCTTGTACCTTTGCACCGCCTGCTATTCTCCAATTTGTACCATCCCAGAACTTTAATTTCTTTTCCGTCGAGGTAGCGTCAAACCAAATTTGTCCCAGTACAGCCCTAGGAGGAGGAGTTGTATTAGCGAAGTTCTCCATTAAATGCAAGAAATTTTCGTTTTGTATTTCTCCGTATCCTGCATAGTTTTTACCCACAAATTTTATATCTGTGGTTGTGTCAATGGTACCATCTGCTACTGTAGTTAGAAAGGTTCCATTAAAATTGTTTACTGTATAGGCCATGTTGTTTAAACTCCCGGGGTTCTGTATTTATTTTATTATAGCTGCTGCTGCGTGTCGTCTCTGTTCTAGATCTAAAAACTGTTCTTCAGTTAATGATGTAGCAACTCCTAAGGTTCTTTGTCTCAGATGTCTCAACACCATCCAATCGGTAGTGTTTAAAAACTCTCTAGACTCGATATTTTCTTTTGTTTGTTGTCTTTTTTCAAGTTCTTCGTTAGGTACCGGAACCGTAGACTTTGTTACAATATCAAAATAATGTGTTTGATTTTGTATTTTTAAATAATCTTCGTCATTTATTTCTACAACTTCTACAGAACTAGGAACGTTAGGTTCGTAGTTTAGTATGCTGACTATTTTATCTTCTTCTATGCAGATGTATTGCATCATTAACTCCAAATTGCTAGATAGTTAGCAGCCGGTGTTGACCGTTGCTCTGTGTTTTGCACATAAACCCTAACTCTGTCCCCTAGATTAGTCCAGATGCATCTTAGGCTATCATCATCGTTGACTCTTCCTGAAAAATGTATTACTGCAATACTAGGAACAAATGCTACAAGGTCGTTCATTGTTTTTCCAGTAGGAGGAAATACATCAAAATAGTTAGCAGCATTGCTCCATGATCCATTGGTAAACCCAGATGTGCTGTAAACAGTATTTCCATAAGTTATAATGTATTTTTCTGCATCAACATATTCTTTTGTAACAGCGTGATTAGCTGCTGTGGGCGGTTGTGATAATGTTATTTGTCTAGTAGAAAAGTCTCCGTTTGCATCTCTAGCCACTACTGAATTAACGATTGCAGAGGATGTAGCATTTACTGAAATAGTAACCGGATTCTGTACATCGTAAAAGTTTACAGGATTCAATCCTGCATCAACAAAGTTTAAATAAGCCCCTTTGTTTAGTTTTTCGTTGCCTAGCGGTCCCCAAACTAGACCATTATTAACCGATGCCTTTAAAACATACCCTGCAGTGCCTGCTGGCAGATACTGTGTAACTCCTGCCGATGATTGATAGGGTATAGAACCAGGAGATCCGCCAGAAAGGTGGACTGCAGATGCTGCTAGGGTAGACGTTGCTGAATTCCCTTCTAGTTGATCTGCATATATAGTTTTAACTTTTTTGCTAGGCAACCCTATATTAGAATTACCGATCGGTGACAGTGTTGAAAATCCTGCAGGTCCTCCTTGTGCTTGAGATGTTGCAGCATCTAAAAAGTTAAACTCTGGATTTGCGTTTGTTCCTATTCTCAACGTTCCGGTTTCGGAGTATATTGCTGCTCCAGCACCTGGTATACCTATTCTTATTTTTTGAGACTCTGTCCCAACATTAATGCCTGCACTTTGTATAGAAAGACTCTGAAGTGTTCCAACTTGCTGTAAATTTGATCCTACAATAGATGATTTTATAAAAGTTCCGCTTAACGTTTCTGCATTTGCTGGAATCTCGATATCTTCTACGCCGGAAAATAGTACTCCGTTGAGTTTTCTTGGTGTTTGTAATCTTGATGCAGTTTCAGCATTGCCGGTTAAGATCGCACCTTCAAACTTATTTGCATAACAAATATTAAAATAACTAGTGCCGTTAGATGCTGTTATATTACCTTGTACATCACCTATTAGATTAGCAGTAATATTCCTAGCCGAAAAGTCACCGCTAGTGTTCCTAGCAACTATTTTATCACCTTCATTATCCGGAGTGGCATTAACTGACCAGGTTTCTGGGCTCGATCCATCAAAAAGATCGCCATTAATAAAACGTCCAGGAGTTAACCGATTAGTAGTTGCTGCTTTTAAAGTAATATCTGTCGTGCCGTTGAACCCAACTCCGTTTATTAATCTAGTTGTTTGCAACCGAGTAGCTCTCTCAGCCAATCCCTCAAGGGCACCTTTAAACTTCATTAGTGAAGATACTGTTACCCCTTCTGTAATATTTGCAAAACCATCGATAGGCGTTCCTGGGTTTAATGTAAATGCTATACTAGATGCAATTGCTGTTACTTTACCATTGGCTTTAAAAAGTATAACCGGTCTTTGAACATTTGTAGAATCTAAAAGGCTAGTTGATTCTGCCCGTGTTACTCCAAATCCTTCAACAGTTTCAGGACCAATAAAACTCCATGTATTACCATTGTATGCATAAAGAACATTTGACGGAATTTTGAGCCACAATGAACCAACCGTTGCTGTAGTAGGTGCAGTTTCCGAAACCACTGCAGACCCTACAACTGTCCACGCTGTTCCATTATAAACTTTTAAAAGATTTTCATTGGTATCAAACCAAGTTTGACCGTTAATCGGTCGCACTGGTGGATTAACGTTGGCAAAATTTTCCAAAAGGAAAACAAAGTTTTCGTTTTGCTGCTCGCCGTAACCAAAATAGTTTCTACCTATTAGACCCAAACTTGTGGAAGTGTTTATACTTCCGTCTTCTAATACAGCTAACTCAGTTCCGTCGTATTTGTTAATTATATATGGCATGGTTTGCTCTCTTACATTGGAAGTTCTGTGCTGCTAACAAAGGTCCACTGTCCACTTTGTATAGTAAACACTTTAACTATTCTAGAAGTGACTATCGTCGCTCCTGGCACCGGCACCGGACTGGCTGCTACACTAGTTACTGCTAACGCTGTTCCTGTTGGGCTATTAAACACTGCTGTAGGCACATTTAATGTTGAGTTAACGTCGATGTTCTGCGTTGTATTAGATAATATAGTACATAATATTCTAGCTACCGTTCCGTTAGAGTTTTCAGTCACAGGTGCTAGATTATCTAAAATATTACTGATTATGTAATCATTGCTCTTGTTATCAGATAGATCCATACTAAAGACAATCGAACGTGTTCTTACTAGAGAATCTACATATATTTTTGTAGCAGCATCTTGATTTTGGGTAGGATTCGCCATTCCAACTATTCTTGGATTTCCTACCAACACAATGTTACCTGTTCCGTTAGCTTGAAGTTCTAAGTTACCGTTTGTTTCTAAAACCTGTAATCTTGTACCTTGTAGTTTTAAAACTGCTACAAGCTCATTACCTACTATTTCACGCCCTAATTCTACAAACTCTTGAACCCCAAAATTACTGATTCCTGGAGCAGATGTAATTGTAGGTCCTAAACTATTTTCGCTTAGAACCGTGACTCCATTGATTTTATATTCTGGACTTGATACGCTCGGTGACGAAACAAGATTTATATGTTCTGTGCTATTCCATGCAAATGTATCTTGAGTCCAAGTTAAGCTATGATCGTCATTGCCCTTAAGAACTATTCCGCCGCCGTCTGCTAATGTATTAGAAAATGGTCTTTCTTCAAAGGGCTGCTCTGGAAATTCTGGATCAGGTACTGCAAGATAAATTATTTTCTCGTTAAGCGTAGAATTTTTTGGTGTGAAAGTTTCTGGGGAGAATTCTCTAGAAATTACTCTTCCACTAACAAACATATTTCCATTTACTTCAAATCTCAAATCTTTAATAAAATTAGGATCTTCTGGTAACTCATCAGTGTCTTCTTCAGTTGCAATATTAGGATATATTTGAATCTTTCTAGACGACGCAGCAAATACAACAGCATCTTCTAAACTGGATTTTTTAACTCTAATTATAGTGTTGTCAGGTGGATCAACTGATATCGAAAATTGATTATCGTTGCCTACTATTAAGCTAGATGTTGAATTTAATTTAAGAGATCCCTGTAAAGTAGAAATAGCTAAGTCATTTCTTAAGTAGGACGATGCAGGAATTCCAACTGGATATGTTGTATCCTTTCCTAGTGTTTCAGCATTAGCAGCCGTAACATTAAACTTAATTCCGGCTAGATCACTAACATTAAATCCAGTAATCACGCTTCCAGTAAACCCTGCAATAGGATTTCTCGGTGTAAACGACTCTTTAGAAAATATTCCTAATAGCACTCCTCCTACATATAGATAAACAACAACTCGATTAGTGTTGGTATTATCAAAAACGCTCCCAGTAATTAGTCCACTTCGTCCTTCACTAGTAGACCATTGAGGGCCTAGAAGCTTTAAAGCAGTACCGTCAAAGAAAAACAGTTGACCTTTTGATTCATCATACCATAAATCGCCTGCTACTAGCGTGCTAGGTTGAGTATTTGATAACGTTGCCGAACTAACCGGAACAAACTGGTTTCCTACATATACTTTGAGTTTTAAATCGTTTGTATCAAACCAAAGTTGACCCCTAATAGGTCTTTCTGGTTCAGACGAGTTAGCAAAATGCTCCAACATACGGACGAAATTTTCATTTAACGCTTCTCCAAACCCGCTGTAGTTTTTTCCTATTAGAGTAATATCTGACGAAACTTGATCTACTTGTCCATCTGCGACTGTAGTTAAAACTGTTCCGTCTGTTTTGTTTATCTGATATGCCATATTATGTCACCGTAAATGCTGGAGGACCTGATCTAATGATGTAATTGATTGTTAGATAAGGATTCATGGTATTAACTGGTTCACTGAATGTGAATCCTAGATTCGGTTTCTTAATTCCGCCCGAATCTGCCAAGAACTGGGCCTGTCCTGCTGCTGTTCCTCCAGCCCCTGTAAACGCTGGCGGACTTAAAGCTGGGTCGTTTCTTACTGCTGCGAACTGTTGTCCACTAGGAGTTTGCATGTTGTGGCTGTGGTCTGGCAAGTTTGCCAATGTTAGTGTCCGCGCAGCCTGGCCATTAGTGCCGGCTAAGGAGTCAGCAGCAACATCAGGTACTCGGCCGGCTTTGCCGCCGCCAGCATCAGTGAACCCGCCTTCTGGCAACGGTATTGACATATCATTGTCCATGTTGTCACGCCCTAGTGCGAATCTTCCTCTTAAGTCTGGAAGTCTAAATGTGTTTGCACCTATTAAGGGATTAACGCCATTATAATAATCACTAATAATATTGTACAAATCAGGATACTGTGTCTTTTGTACTTCAGAGCCATCGCATAACAAGAATCCAGTCGGTGGCGTTGCTCCAGCATAAGGTAGTATTGCACCAATTGGTAATCCTAGATCCGAAACAAAGCTGTCTCTAGTTTGTTTGATTAATCCGGAAAAAGGTGATCCAGATTCACTAGGCCTGTATACTAAAACATAATCTGACTTTCTAGATCTCCCGTCGGGAGGTTCTGGTTTATTAACGATAATACTCGAAGTTAATGATGTCTCAAATACCTTAGAATAATTGCCTACTTGCCCGTCAAATGTTATTACTTGAGAACTTACATCGCCTGCTATCTGGAAAGTTGTTGGAACTTGGAGACTCGTTGCCGTTTTTGCATTTCCGTTGATGTTTCCAACTAGTATTCCTTCAATGCTGTCGGCTTTTATAGACTTAGCGTATACAGTGTTCCATCGTTTAGATGCAATACCTAAATCGTGAGCATCAGAGGACTCTGGACGAATTTCTCTAGTCTGTGTAATCGATCCTGCAGTTTCGTTTAAAATAACGTTAGTTCCAACTCTTAGATTTTTAGCTATCCCTGCACCACCTGCAGTTCTAATACTTCCATTACTAGGACTTGTGGATTCTGACACATTTGAAACTGATAGTATTCCTGTAATTGCAGCATTACCAATCAAATCTAATTCTTGGCTAGGATTAGGGTTGTTAATTCCAACTTTGTTATCTTGTATTTTAACAATAGTATCTGGTACGCCGCCGCGATTAATCTGAAGGTTAATACTACTGTTTTGTGCAGAATTATAAATCCTTGCATCTGTGGAACCAGTTGATAACCTAAAATTTTGATCAACCCCTATAGTAATACCAGTATTAGTCCTTACGTTAAAAGGAGATTCAACAGTGTTAGTGATATCAGATCTTAAAAACTTTTCTGCCGGGATTGGTGTTGTACTTCCCGCAACTACCAATGCCTCGGCCACTGCAGATACCCCTGTTAATTCAGGCAGATTTCCGCCTTCAAACTGATCAGCTTGTGCAGTTGTTTGAGGATTATTAATGTTTATACCTGCTCTAATATCTGTATAGCCAGGTATTGAAACCATCGGAGTAAAGCTATCTTTACTTATTACAGTTACTGGAACATCTGCAACATAGAACACTACAATACTTCGTTGGTTACTGTCAGTATCAATAACAGTTTCTACAATAGGGCCATACTTTAGTCCACTAATAGATGTTTGATTTGGGCCAACTAATATCCATCTTAACCCGTTAAAGATTCTCAACTGCTGGTTAGTAGTGTCGATCCAAAGTTCTCCCTCTCTAGAAGCATCTAGACTGGGCTCAACTGGGCTTTTATAAATTCCGCTAGCTGACTTCCATGTTAATCCGTCACTGACTTTTAAGCTTTCCTCCGACGAATCGTACCACAACTGACCCTCTACCGGCGACGCAGGGGAAGAAGCTGAAGCAAAATTTTCTAATAGGTGCAGAAAATTTTCAGCGATTATAGACCCATAGCCGCTGACATTACGACCCGGAAAAACTAAGCTAGTATCAGCATTTGATGTGTTATCAAAAACTGTTATGTCTGCTTTATCTTGATCTGTAAATCTTACATTATATGACATACTTTAGGCTCCAATTTCCTGGAATCCTGTTAAACTTTGGATTCGCACAGTGTAATCAATTTGAAGGAGTCTGTTTAAGGATTTTTGTACTGGGTGGAAAATTACATGAGTTAATAATTTTCCATTGCCGTCTGGGCTATACGAAACTAGTCCAATTTCATCAAATACAAACGAGCCGTCTAAATCAACGCTGTTATCAAATGCTTCTTGGTTTTCCGGTTCGCTATAATCTAACAAGCAAGTTATTAAAATATCAGTATATGTTGCACCGCTGATATGTCTAATTTCCATCTTGTTACGTACAGGATCTAAGTTCTCGGCGGCATTTTGATCAACGATCTTAACATAGGTCTGACTGTACAAGCTAGAGTTGATCCCTATTGTATTTGGAGTCAAATATGTAATTAGCCCAGTAGGGTCAACTGTAGTACCTCCATTCCCGAAGGCCATTTGATATATCATCCCACGGCCTTGATTTGCTAGGCTTTCCGCCATTGCTACGCTGATATTCTCATAATGGATAGCGTTTCTTTGGTCTCTAAATACTTCTCCGGATTCTGGATCGTGTATCTTAATGTGACCTTCTACGTGAAACCCGCTGTATTCACGAGGTGCGCCTTGATTTGTCTGTTGATGTTCTAGCATTTTGTTCTCTGTTAACTCCATGATAGTATTTATTCTGGAAGATCCGTGGTCTTTTGTGCAATGAAACGTGCTACTGGTGTGTTATTATCTAATAAAGAAACACCCTTGCTAGCGGTTATTTCGCCTCGTTCATACCAAATTCTGCCAGTTCTCTTGATTACTGTTATTCTAGTTCCTGCATTTTCTATCGGCTCTGTTAACCGTATGTATGTGGAAACCCCGTCGACTGCAAAATCAGATTCTATAATAATGTCTGCTGATGGGCTAACTACTCCCTTAGTTTCATCATACCTACTTGTAGATGTTTTAAATTTCCTTCTTCCTCCGACAAATAGCTCTATTTCGTCGCATTGTCCGTACATGTTAGGAATACTATCTCTATACCAACTATTATTTGGTGAAATTGTAGATCCTACAGCCTGCGGAACATATGATAGCGGCCCGACTAACAGAGGATATACTACAACTACATCCCTATTATTAATTTCGATATCGAGACTGATATTAATAACATAGATGTCATTATCATCAACTAGGACATCAAACTCATTCCTGGAAATTTCAGTGGAAACCCCTGTTTCTGAATTTGTTATTTTTATAACAATATTGTCCTTATTGCCTACTAGGACTTCTACCCCGTCTACTAAGCTAGTAGTTATACCTCCGATAAACACCGGGTCAGACACTTTAAACGAATTAGAGCTGCCGTCATAAACTAGTCTTTCTGTGTTATAGAAGAAATCTTCTCTTAATGTATCTTCTTTATAAGGTAAAGATTGATCATAGCTGATATTAACCACCGGAGTTCCTGCAGGATATAATACCCCAATTGCCGTTCCTTGAGAACCTCGTCTGAGTCTTCCTAGAGTAGTACTATTTCTATATAGAAACTCAATTCGTTCTCCTTCTATTTGTACTTCTCCTGGAATGTTCTGCAGTAATGCAGGAACAATTAATCCAGCATCGTTGCTTAATATCATTTCAGTGTCATAGTAATTTAAATCACGTGCCAACTGATACTGACCTATGCTATATCTCTTATAATAATGCTTGTTTAGCATGTCTTTGTGCATCTCAAATCCGAATACAACTGTTAAATCTTCTGGATTACTATGAAACACTTTTATAGACAAACTGTCAAGTACCTGCCCAGGAACATTCTCTTCTGGTGCTGGGACGAAATCTGAAGAAATATACACACCGCCCTCAACTACAATTTCTTCGGCTGTAACACCTTGAGCTGTTATAAATGCCCCGCTCATTACTGATAACGTTCCGCCGATTAAATTAGTATCAATAACGTCATTACTTAAAATAGTATTCGACCCATCACTTTCTTCTGGTCTGAATATTAGTGTCTCTCCAGGCAATACTGTAAAATACGCTCCAACATTAATCTGATTCGAAACTCCGTCTCCGACAAAGGTAGGCATTAACGCATTTAGGTTAGTAATCATTGAAGAGTCGTTAGCATTCCACGCAGGATCATCAACCCTATACGTTTCGGATATTTCTTGCCACTTACTATAATCTTCTTTTGGATTAATGTCTTGGATTATTCCAAAATAAGTCGACTTATAATATTTGCTCTGGAATCTAATAACGTCATTAACGAAGTATTGTTTAAATTGGTCATAGGCGATACTAGTATTCTTTAAGTTCCTGTAAACATTAACACGATGCCCATTTTGAGGAACATACGGTAATTCAACAACGTCTAACTCAAGGTGTTGCCATCTAGAACCACTTTCTCCGGGAACGTCTAACGGATCAGACGAGCCGAGTCCTTCCAATTTATAAATTTTATTATCTAACAACACAGTTGCACTTGGTCTGTAAATTCTGTCAGATTCATATGTTGGTGCTATAAACACATAATAGAAGTCTCCGCTTGGATCGACTGCATCCCAAGCGTCTGTATACCACGGCAATGCATCCCACCCTCCAGTTAGTCCAAAAGATGATCCTTGTATCTGCACTCCTCCAAAGTCAATACCAGTCATTAGCTGTGGTAAATCCTTGCCTTTCATACCAGAGTTTGGTTCGTAATACTTGTTTATTCTGTTTACACTATCTAAGATACTGTCATCTTTCTCATAGATAACTTTAACTACACTACCTTTAGTTGGTGCCGAAACAAATATTATCTTTCCTCTATTGTAAGTATAGGTGCCTGTAGATATGCGATATATACTTACAGAGTATTCATCACTTAATGATATCTGGTCGTTTATAAAAACTTGTATCTTAGACTTATCTCTACTAGGCGGATAGCTTAAATTAAACCCGGAATCAAATCCAGATGCTGTAAAAGTCTCTTCTTGAATAAAGGTTTGATATTGTCCTTCCTTGGTTATTCTATCAAACTTAACTCCTATACGGATGTTTCTAACTTTACCATTGCCTAAAATAGCAACCGATTTTGCAATATTGGAATTATTGTTATTCCCGCCTACTAGAGATATTATCGGAGTTTCAGTATAACCTTGTCCTTGATTTAGAACAACTATCGCACTTACTTTGCCATTGGTAATATAGGCTCTAGCTTCAGCTCCAGTGCCGTTGCCCTCAATAAGAACTGTAGGAGGCTGAACATAACCACTGCCAGGGTTTGATATTTGAATATCAATTATTGAATATCCTTTATTGTCTAACCACCACTTCCAAGGATATTGATTAATTAGTTCATTTTGTTCAGTAACTGTAATGATCTTACCATCGACGGTTGAGTACGTTGATGGTAAATCGAAATCAGTAACGGCTGTATTAGTATTTTCTAAATTAGAGTACTTACTAACATATTCCCTAATCGTGGTCCTGTAAGGTTTAACTTCGTCAATATACTCTTGGAAATTAGATAAACTATCTCCTTTGTAATTTAATTTTTGTTCTAACCCACCGACATTATGAATAGCATTTAAGAAACTGGTTTTAAATGCCCAATCAACATACTGCTGTTCTGAAAAAACATACCTAATAGAAGCAAAAAACAGCTTATTCCATTCGGCTGAGTAGTCGCCTATAAAAATATCTTCCTTAACTGCCGTTAGAATATTTCTAAGTTCTAAGAAATTTTCAAGATCGTAATTTCCAATATCAAACGATTGTGTTGCATCATACCCAATCCCGGATAACTTGGTATTAAACAGAGACTCTGATAGTTGGATCGTCCCGTTTTCACGACCAACTTGTATATACCGGTCAAGGAAGAATCCGCCTTGTGTTGAATTCCTTTCAAATACTGCCCACCCACCTGATCCATATTCCTTTATTCTTAGAAGGTCGCCTTGTTGTAAATCAATAGTAGGTTCCTGTGCTACTGTGACTATTTCCTTAACAATCCTAGAACCGGTACTGTATCCAGCTTTCCACCAATCAACGTATGCCCAATACTGTCTAGTATCAAATGCTTGTGATTTAGATCTAAAGAATACACTTCTTGCTTGATCCCAAGAATATATACTCCAGAAATTATTAATTAAAGAATCGTTGTTTACTAAAACAGAGAACGGGCGTATTTCTGCAGTGGCTTTAGAATACCTCTTTCCTTTAGTTACTACTCTAGCTGTTTTGATTCTTCCTTTATCGTCAATTTCAACTTCAATTTTAGCGCCTGTTCCGTCGCCGTCGAGTAATATTCTAGGAGGAACCTTGTAGCCAAACCCGTGATTAATTATATTAACGCTGTCGATTTCGCCATCAATTATATTAACTGATAGTGCCGCTTGTTTGAGTCTCGAAGTAACAACTCCAATCAAATCAATATCCGAATCAACTACAATATCATATTCATTTAATATTGCTGCAGGGGGTGTATCAACCGATTCTAGGTTTGCAAAGCTTATAAAGTTAGTAAATGTATCTTTTAATAGAACACTATTAATGTAGTCAACTGCTATTCGTAATGCTGCGAACCTATCAACAAACATGTTCTGACGTGGACGGAAAGATATTCCGTACTTTTGCTTAACCGGCAACTTAGGATCCGGAACTGGGTTCCTTGCTATGTCATAGCCTACTAAACTGTCGATCCACTTTGTTTCTATGCTCTTCGCAGGTAAGCTGTTAGCTATTCCCTCAGTGATTAACTGATATTCGTTGTGTATTGCATTAGAATTTCTAGATCCAACATAATAATCAATGTTTAATACTGTACCAGTTTTATTAACTAAACTAGCAAAATTGTAAGTTAAGAACTTATCACTATCGATTGCTGAAATAAACTGCTGACCTAAAGACTTAGGATCTGCGATTGTTCTTGCAATTTGGTCTGCAGATATCCTACGTCCAATTTTGTTAACTGGCAATACTACTGTGTTCTTTACCCAGTAATAGTAGATAGTTCCTGTTGGCAGGCCGGTGTATTCGTTGTAGAGTTCTTTAAATGAATAAACTGTGTCTTCTGGATATAATGGTTGGCCTGAAATATTTTCAGCTAACCCTTCATTAGTATCTGCTAGCACTGACCACTCTGACGGTAATAACCGGCTACTAACCCATTCATAAACATCAATCCTAGCACCAACTGCTAGTTGTCCCCAGTTTCCTGTTCTGTAGGCAATATCTCCTTGCTCATAGTATACCCACTTTGCTGTACTAAGATCCCACCATATTTCTCCAACATGTTTGTCTGTCCAGGCTAAATCAAGTTCAACTGTTTGCGTTTCGTTGTTAGTTCCTACACTATAGACTGCTGGGTCATATGGTGTTTTAAATGTTATCTCTTGCTCTGCGATATTTAATATCTTCAGTTTAGCTGGGTCAACAAAATCAATATCACTGATTTTTTCATTGTTGACAGTATCAAACAATGCTATAGATTTAATTTTGTCAATATCTACTATAGGTTGCTGAGTAGCAATGACTTCCCAAGAACTTACACCTTCTTGCTTCTTAAATACCCGAACAGTACCTATTTCGTTGCCTGGGTAGGTAACTGATCCATTAACAATCACCGGAGCAATGTATTTAGGCGACCCGACTGCTACTGTTGTATCGCTAACTGCAATACTATAACCAAAAGACTCATTAGGCGAAAATTCTGCTTCTAACTTTTCGGTTAAAAAGTAATTGTCTGCCTTTCTTTCAAACACATAAACTGCCCCTGCAAAACCCCTACCGTCATCATAAAATCTGTTGCTAGCCCCAATGGCAATCTTTTCGCTATTTGCTGTAATCGAAACACTACGTCCAAAAAACTCCTGAGGATGTAATTCGTAGCTGAATATCTTTTGTTTTAAGCGATACTCAATTTCAACAAATCCTTCAGTTCTTAGAATGTAAACAGCTCCCTGATCATTGTTGAATAAATCAGCTTCTGGACATCCTATAATCAATGTTGATCCAGAATAATCCATAGTTAGAGAATAACCAAACTGATCCCCGGATCCTAGGACCCCTGCACTATCTGAATCGTCAATTAGCAGCAACTCAGTAGCGGTAATGCTCTGCACTAAGTTATAGGTATTTTGAGAATTCTTTTGATAAACAAAAACCTTTCCTTTGTTCTCGGGTATTTCGTTGAATATCTGCGGTGCTCCAACAGCTAAGATGGTTGCATCTCTACTTATAGCTAAACTATAACCAAAATAGTCGTTGTCACCTAATGAGCTATCTTCATCTATAATATAAACAGCGTCGTCGTGCTGCCAGCTGCCCTCATACTTGTAAAGATATACCCGACCTTTGTTTTCTTGATATCCTAATGCTGAAACTACTAGATAATAATTAGACCCATTTTGTCCCAGGGCAACACTGTAACCAAATTGTTCATTAGCAGCAGGTTCCGGACTCAGGACGCTGTGCACTAAATTCCAAATTTGGCCAGACCGTTCGTAGATGAAAATAGCGCCTTGATTTTCAGCACCCGGTTGTGAACCTGCTTCAGACGCTTCAACAAAGGCAGCTGGTAACCAATCCCCGGTATTAAGATCAATAGGAGTACCGTCACTTTCAAAATCTCTAATTGCTACCCAATACTTTCCTTCATAAGAAACAATGTCTCCGATAACAAATTGTTGACCTGGGGCAGGGTTATATTCCCCAATATAATTATGGGCAATATTTGATGCATTATGCGCAGTTACTACTAACCAACGGCTATCAGGGCTCAACGCCATATCAAAACCAAAGGAGTTATTTAATTGGGTCCTTAGTGTTTCTGGCGGTTGGATTATGCTTCTAATCGGCAATGCGGTACCAGAATCTGCATAAGACAGCGCATACCCCGCCTGTGGAATTGATGTGATTACTTGCTTGTAGATGCTATCATAAAGAACCTTTGATCCTGTGCCAATCGGGCCTTCTACAAAATTTTCTAGACCACCGTAGCTAGCAATTAATTTAGAGGTATACTGTTTCTTCTTCTGGACTACTTCCCAACGGCCGTTGTTGTTATTATCTATCCATAGTTTTGCGCCGTTGTTTAATAGTGCAACGTTAGGTTCCTCTAAAACATTGTAGTTAGAAAATCGGACATTGCTAAACAATCCAATAACTGCTGGTGTGCTAAAATCTAATTCAGGGTCCTCAGCATCTTCTGCTATTTCAACTGTAATTGTTGTTAGTGATGAATCTATTAACTCGCTAACTGGGTCTACTACTTTAAAGAACCCTGAAAGGTTAGCAATATTTTTAATTCCGATTATGTCACCTACCTCAACACTGTGAGGTCTATTAATTGTTAATGACACCGTAGATTCCGAGCGTAACACTTCGACTACTTCTAAGTCTTGAGAATCGTTATACTTTAGAACACTCCAATACTTGTTAATTGCCGTGTCGAACGTTATCCAAACAGTATCGTCTTCAGCAATACTGTTAATATCCAAGTCAAGAATATCATCCCTAGAAGCCAGTATATACTCAACTTGATCGTTTCTTACATAGCCCGCTGTTTTAAAAGGAACATTAGTATATCCTACTAGATTTACATTAGTTGTGTAAGGAACTGGTACTAATGTAAAATCGTCTGAGGTTATCCTGTAATATTGATCTTCAGGATACTTAATATAATCGTTCGATATAATTATAGGCTGCGGATCAAGCAAGAAATTATCCTTCTCTATACCAAACTCAATTTCTTTAATCTGATCCAGGCCTCCGAATCTACCTACTCTAACCGCCCATTCCTCATTTAGAGTTATACTATCCTCTCCAGCACGACTGAGTTTATCAAAGACTTTAGTAATAGCATTGGCTGTACCTTTTTCTCTAATAAAGCCTTGATATAATTGAAACTGGGTGATTGGATCTTCTGCAAGATCTTGGAGATATTGCCGTTCTTGATAACCAATAGCATGCCTAGCCAACTCACGTTGGCTTTGTCCTACTCCCTCCGAAGCTACATCATAATAATCGTCAAATAAGTTTGCTTTGTAGTCGAAGTTAGCTACAAGTTGTTTTTCTGGGGTGGTATCGAGTCTACTCCACTTTGTGTCATCGAAGATTTCCGATTCTAACTGATTTTCTTGGCTCGTCCAGTATCTAGATTGATATTCGACTATGTCCCCAAGTTTATAATCTGTAAAAGGTTGCCATGCTTCAATATTAACATTATCAAATATAAATCCAGGACTAGTGTAGTCGCCGTCCCAGTCAGTGGTACGGAAACCCTGCGCTTTAATACGTTCTTGGCGATATCCTGTTGTTTTATCGTAGATAACATCGTTAAATACCGTTCTGTCTGTGAACACTGCAACGTGCTCTTTAAGGACATAATGCAATCTAAGGTAATAGATACCTTCAGTAGTGTTGGTTGTTGAAACAACCAACTTTTGAAAAGATCTGCTGACATTAATAAAACGGGTATCAAGTACTGTGCCGTCACTTTTAAATATTTGATAATCGTAGAAACTATCTAAAAGATTATCAGCAACGCCAATCGGCACCGTTAGTTCAATTGCAGACGCTGCAGGACTTAACGTGATAATAGAGCCTTCTGCCCAATTCTGCTTGGTCCAAAACATAAATTCCTTGCAACTAGTTAACCAGTTTTGGCTAACTTGATTTTCTTTATCGTACCCGTCAAAGCTAAACCCTTGAGACTTTAGATAGTGCTCATATCCCAACAAGAAATCAACTACTTCTTGAATTGAAGTCAATTTAGTACCGTAGCTTAACCGTCTAATAATTAAACTGTTAAAGTTTCTGCTTCTTAGTGCAGTAGTACCGCCTACAATAGGAAGTTCTGGCAATTTTCTCCATACTGATATATCAAATGTTGCACTGCTTCTATGAGTTTTAGTTGCACGATAAAAGTCATTTTTGTACTGAACTACCTGACCATTATTGTATGTTGTATCTGGGCTCCAGTTAGAAAATGCTTCGCTTACTCCCCCGACTGTGATAACAGGATCACGTTGATTGGGAACTGTGGAATAATAGTTGAAATACGGTTGTAAGGAATCATACCCTGATATAACCCATCCTCCGCTTGTTTTTTCTAAAACTACACCGCTGTAGGCAATACTTTGAATTGGTGTACTAACATTAAAAATGATGTCGTAATTCTCAGGAGGTACAAATACACTACTAGCTGAACTTCTTGGGTTCTTACTATCTAATAAATATCTTTGCTGGCTTTTATCTGCAAAGCCAGATAGTCTAGTCGATAACGCAACGTTAAGATTTTTAATCTTGTTTTCAACTGATGCTGTAGACATTCTCTTAGACTTGGCATAGTCAACTAGATAATTGATTAGCCCAGAACTAGGTTCTTTATCTAAGCTAGGAAACGATATATCCGAGATCGTAATAAATCTATTAGTTGTTCTATTAACAACTTGCCCTAATTTGTTTACAGACACTTGAGTTCTGTCAAAGTTATTAGATATAGAGTCAAATGGTTTCAACAATGTCAGAGCTATCATTACGGCAAATGGCCATTCGCTGCTAGATCTCCAGGCATATTCTGCTGGATTGATATCTCCAAACTTAAAGTTTCCCTTATTGTTTGTTAGTACAAAGTTTCCTGCTAATCCCGAATCTAAAGGATTTAAGAGTATCCCGTCACCGTCGACAGGAATATGATTAATCAATGAAGGTCGCTTGTATCTATCATATATACCTGCCCTAGAACCTTGTCGTATAATACCACTTGCTAGGTCTTCCCACAATACTAGATTATTACCTGTATATGGGGCAGGACCGTATTCTGATTCCCACCAATCGGGCTGCTGGCTAAACCCTAGCATTTCCCAAGGACAGCGATGAGGGCGATCAGTGTCATAAAACCACTGATATACTCCCCTCCACCATCCTGGCAAGTTAACTGTGCCTGTTGGGTCAGTCATATTAGAATACGTATACGTGAAAGGTTCAGTATCAACAAAATAACTGTTTAAAGTGTAGTTAACGTCCGAGTTTTGAATCCATCTTAGAAACTCTTGAATCACTACTGAATCTAGTTGTTCCTTGTTAAATTCTGAACTACCGTAGTATCCTCCTATGATAGAATCAACATCAAGTACAGACTCGTCGTACTCTTGTTTAATGTTGTTGTAAATTCTATACTCAAGCTCTAACAATAGATCGTCTCTAAAATCACCGTATGTGAAAGTAATACTACCGTCGTGTCCTTGTATAACTTCTCTAGGTTCTCTATAGGTATCATCTAAAAATTTTGTAGGTGTATACTTTTTATATAACCCTAGTTTTGTAGGTGTCGCAGGAATAAAACATGAAGACGTTGAGACGTACTCTCTAATCTGTATGTTGTCTCCTAATTGAACATCCTTAACAACTGTGATAAATCCAAAAGTATTGTCAAAGTTATAGTCTCGGCCGATTAGCAATTGTTCACCGTTGACATAAACATACACTGCTTTTCGACTCTGCTCTCGCAAATTAAACTTAGTTGATAACGCAAAGGTCCTAATTCCTTCGTCTTCTACCTGATAATCGATAGAAGTATAAGCACCTGTGCCGATCATATCAGAATCAAAGAACGCAGACTCCTGTGTTTTAGTTTTAGTAATGTCCGCTAAAATTTGATCAACAAAATCAGCTATGTTATCATTATAACCTAATTCCGTTGCTCTAGTTAGAAAATTGCTCTTAAAGCTACTGTAGGCTTTTTTAGAATATTGCAAAGACTTAATAACGTTGTTACTTTTATCGCAAAGCAACGATACTGCCAACGGAGCAATAGATCCGTGCTTCATAAAACGCTTGGTATTTTGTCGATAATCTGCAAGATCACGTAAATTCGAAACACCCGGAATAGTTCCAGAAAACTCGTTATTAAATTCTAAAGCAGATGCCACATGATCTGCTGCCTGCCCTAATGTAAATGACGTCGGCTCAGCGTTTATTGGATTTTTTTCTAAGCCTGCTGGTATTTCGTAATAACCATTACGTGGAGCCGCCGATGTGATAATTTTTACCGACACTACGTCTTTGTTTTTAAACTGTCTATTAAATGTAAATGTATCACCATTTCGATCATACAAATCTTTAATTCTTACTCCATTTAGATAGAAATTTAATATTGCATCTTCTGCATTATCCCAGTCTAGTGTAGACAACACTACTTGAGTTGTGTCTTCAGTGAGAACGACACTGTCTAATATAGGCTGAATAAAGGTGTTATTAGTTTCTATCCATCCGTTATCAAATATATTGTCTGGGTTGAATTTGAAATATCCTACATTAAGATATTGGGTTGTTAAGAGTTGATCTTTTGTAAAAAGAAATGTATCAGTCCCCCAATTCCAATCAAATTCGATATCACCGACATTATCTATGTTTAGATAGCTTAGGCTAATTCCTAATTCTAAATCTTTAGGTCCATTACCTTGCTTATAGCTTAAAAGTTTAGTTCCTTTGAAGTTGTTAATAGGATACTTACTAATGTCTGAATAACTAATTTCATCTTCATCAAATACATCAAACAACGGAGGTTGATTTACTGATAGTTTTTGCTGACTTTTGATCCACTTCTCTCCGTCAAAGTGATACATCAAACCTGAATTATGTTTGCCACTCTTAATTAGTAAACACTCACCTAGAGATGATATAGAGTCAACTGTTTCCTTAAGTGTAATCTGTCTACGATTTAAATGTGTGATGAATCTTACCTCGTAGATCTTGTTATTAACTAAGATATCAGTATCCGAAACTACTAAAATTCTAGCGCCATCAAATAACTGTTCGCCGTCTACATAATATCCGTCACTGCCTTCAATAGTAGAAAATATATCAGTATTAAAATCTTCTATGTAATCAACAGACGCCTTGGCAACAGCTCCATGGTTGAATAGTTGAAGATTTGGTTGAAACTCTATAATCGGTCGTTTAGCTCTGTCTGCTTCTGGTGCGGGGAAGTCCTGACCTCTAAACTTATAAGAAAACTCTAGAACCGACCGGTGAAACCATCGATTGTATCTACTCCAAGGATTCTTATCAATACTCGATCTTCCAATTGTGAAATAATCTTTAATTCCCGGATAATTAGTAGCATCATCATACGGCTCTGAATCAAACCCGCTGTTATCAAACAACACGTCAAGTGTTGTGTTGTTAACCGCTGGCACTTCTAAATCTGCCAGTTTAATTAATTCAATTCCCTCACCCACTCCTTCAATCAACCACACACTGTTAGAATATTGAGCCGGAGCAACTCTACCCCTAAACTCAACTACTAATCCATTAGAGAACTCTACTCCATTACTGCTGGTGTAATAGCTCTTTCCGATTATTTCTTTGTTAATGTCAATCGTTGTGTCAGTTTCAATATCTGCAACTATAAACTTGCCAAACCTATCTGCATCAACTTTACTTTGATAATATAGAAAATCTGGGGAATCAAACGGAACTTGAAATGTCACTATGCCATTTTCTGTACCGTTATTAGTCACACCTTTGTTATAGTCTAATGCAGTTTCAGAAGATGCTAGATCTACATAACCCCAATAGAGAGAACCTTCAAAAGGTGTGTTTCCTGGTATAACTTCTCCTAATGCTCTCCAAAGTTTATCATCATAGACAACAAGATTTCCGAAAGAATAGGCCTTGTTAGGATTGAATAGCAGCGACGCTGAATCGTAATTACTTCGAATAACAAACCCTTGCCCCGGAGCGTTAACTCTAAACTTGTAAGTTTGTCCTCGATACAATGTTATAGTAGGATTATTAGTTTGTCCATCAGGTCTAAATATAAAAGAAGACCCTGTTCCTAAAACAACTGTATACGAACTAGTAACTGACGGTCTATTCCCTAATACAAACACTGATGGAGGTCCGGCAGGAACCCAATAATATTCACGATAGTTGACAAATTTATCCCAATCGATCGGAGGGTTCCATGAATAATGCTTCTGTGATGTAGTTAGTGTGTCTCGTTCTTCGTTGTTGCCAAAGAATTTGATTTGATTTTTAAAATCAATGTAGTCGTAAAATCCTTCGATTTTATCTTTGTTCTTGTAAATTACAGCTGGCTCTAACTGATAAGCACTTCTTAAAGTTGCATCAGTATCAAGATAAATGTCCGACCCTCTGAATGTTTTGCCGTATCGTCGTCCTACATAACCTACGGTTTTTTCAAGGACACCGGGTTGAAATAACGGATCAACTACTGCTTCCATAAACTTTTCATTTACAGGTGACTGAAACACCTTTGGTAGAAGTTCAGAAGTCTTCCGTATTGGTAGTTCGCTCTTGGGGAATTTTTTATCTGCCATATTTTAAGCCACGTTCACGATTGTTGTTGGATCTGCTCTAACTTCTGCTGCATTAATAGCAGAAACTATCACGATATCATCAACGGTTGCACCGCTGACAAATATTTCATCTGCTGCACTTTGAATTTCAAATAAACTACCAAATACTTGAGTCGATTGTCTTGGCAGGATAACTATATTGCTAATATCTGGGGAAACTGAATTTACAATATAAGTTATAAGTTCACCAAGGTAAAATCTATCACCAAAGTCCCAGTTAGCCACATCAAAAAATTCATTTATAGCTGTAATTATCCTAACTTTTAAGTCGTTATCATTTATTGCCCTATTAGGGTTTTTTACAATTTTGAACTGTGCTTTGAGTTTATCATCCGCGGTTTGACCAAACAAAACCTTGTACTTCACAGAATGATAGATGATTTCGTCACTGATAGACTTAATAGCGTTTAGCTTAGACCCAAAACTGATCCTTAGGCTTTCAGTAGTTGGTGCTTCAGGTTCTTGATTCAATGCTCCAGATAGATATTGTCTAAACTGGACGTCATAATTTCTTGTTAGCAAGAAAATATCAATAATATTACTAGAGCTTGGATCTATTCTTCTATCAACACTGGCATTATGAATGTATTGGAATTTTAAATTTCTACGACCTTTATTTCCACGATACTGAGAAGCTAATACCCAAGTATTAGTTGATCTGTCGGCACGTTTAACTCTGTTCTCGTTTATATCGTAGAAGTAAACTAAATCGCCGTCATTATAATCAGCAATAGTTACATCTGATTCTCGCCTTGCTGTAGATATCATAGTATCAGATAACAGAAACTCCGATGTTCCGTCTGTGGCTGTTATTTCTTCAAAAAAGATATAATCGTTTACTGATTCGTCTCCAACGATATCAGTAAACGATTCTGGATCGTCTATTACTCCGTCAGTATCCTTGTCAGAAAATGCCACTTTAATTTCTTTCGAGCTTTCATACCCGTCATCAAACTTAATAGTGTCGTCAATTTCAAAAGTAATATCTCTGCTGATAGGAGATGCTGAATTAGGCAATGTATTAATTTTTAAAATGTTAACAACATCTTTGCCTACTAGTCCGGTTCTATCATTGTATGCACGCTCATTTGCATCAAAATAAAATCTATTTTGTTCTTTGCTACCGAATACATAATCTATTGTACGAATAGTCACAATGTACTGATCTGCATCTTTAACAAAACTTACTAGCCAAGATGCATCAAGATTGTTGTTCGATATATCGCCCGTCTTTTCTAAAGTAAAGTCATTAGTTAAATTTAAGTTTCCAGCAGTAACTATTTTCCACGATGTTGTATTAAGGTCGTACCTAATACCAAAATTTCTATTTTGAAATATTTGATTTGTTAATTCGTTTTCTAATGCTAATGGAAAGTCTGTTACAAACTTTGGAATAATAGTGTCAATAAAGGGATACAACCCATTACTAGATGGTACAACTTCGTTTACAAATATCGGGCCGTTACCTGATGGCAAAACTCCAGTATTGTTATTGGTGCCATCTCCTACTACTCGAATTACTTTGGCCCAGATTTTAGTTTTTTGATCTGTGTCTAACGGATCTAGATCAACAATTTCAGTTCCTTTAAACGCCTTGCCGCCTGGGGGGACAAACTTTATCATGGCACCTGGAACTAGATATTTCAAATTATTTTCTGTATATACACTTACTCGCTGAAAGAATCCAGCCTGCGATAAATTACCAGTTGATAAATTAGTTTCAGATGTTAGTGTATTCCAAACGATATTTGAGCCGTTAAGCAATTTTCTATCAAACTTTGTGATATAAAAGTTGTAAAGACCTGTAGACGAAATCGCTGGTTCGACTTCTCTTCTTAAGAAATTAATAATATCAATTCTATTAGTAAATTTGAAATTTAATATATTATCAGACTCTTGCCTGTAAACAAACCCGTCATCGGCAAATACATTCACTGAACTGTATTTCCCAGAAACATCGATTATTTCAAAATTTCGACTAATACCGCTAGATGTTCTGTTTATGGATTTTACTTTTAGAATATCTTGACTGCTAGTTAACGGTGCAAGATTATAATCCTCACCTGTTATCATTCTATTTTGAGTGTAGTATGATGCAGGAGCACGCTGCCGTATGTCATCAAGACTTTCTGCAGAGGACGAATTTGCAACAGTATACTGAAGGGCTAGACCAACTGTTAAAGTATGTTGAACTCCTCTAGAGTTAACATACGGGATAGATATGTTAATACCCCTTAATTCATTAGGTGCAATAGTGTATGTTAGTCCGTTACTAACTCGGTAATATAGTCTAAATGCACCCTGTGGAAGATTTCCGTATATACCGTCTGCAAATACTAAATCTACACGATCGCTTTCTCTAGTTTGTACAGCATATATATTTCTAATATTTTGCGCAACACTATTATAAGCAATGTTGTTGCCTACTAGACTAGATACCTGTGTCCATAAATCTTGCTGTAGTCCAACACTATTAAGAGAAAATAACCAAATATCATCATTATTAATGTTAACCGAATCAACAGCAATGCGCTCATTAGTAGTCGGGACTCCAATTCCAAAATCTGCAAGTTCTAGCGACCCTTGTTTAAACATTAAAAAGAATCCAGTGTTAGGGCTTGCAGGACCACGACTGTCATTCTTATAAACAAACCCGAGTTGAGTTCCTGGAATTGGCGGTTCTTCGTAGATGTCCTCTGCACCCTTAAACGATGTGCTTACTAATTCAAATACCATATTGCGCCCAGCTACAGTCTTAGAAAAACTGTAAATTGGAACATCGGTGCTATTGGTCCTAAATCGATATTGCTCTATCGGGATACCTTGTATTAATGCTGATCCCTGACTTCTACCAAACTCTGTATTATTGGCCATTGCTGAATTTAGAATTAAAATAAACTGCTCTGACCAATTAGGGTTGGTGGGATCATTCCAAGAAACTAATTGATTGGTTAAATTACGACCATTACTATCGAGTATATCTTCAGTTGTAGTTACCGTGGTAAATTTTAAAAGACCTTTAGCTGCTAGATTTCTTTTGGCGTTATAGCTCAACATTCTAGCAATACGTAGAACGCTTTCTCTACGCTCTGCTAGTTCAATAAAGTTTTCACGGCTGGCTAAATCTACACGGAATGCTAGACTTTGGCCAAGGAAGGCCACAGCATCTATGAGAGCCATGTATTCTGAACTTTCAATGTAATCATTAAAATCTTCCGGATAATTTTCACGAAGATATGTAATAATCACTCGACGCAGATTTTCAAAATCGTATGATTTGAAATCTGCGTTCTTAAAAGTTTGATAAATTCTAGTCCAATCTTGATTTAAAATTAGATTGTTCTGTCTTGTTGTAGTTGTCATTTCCTTGATCCTATCTTATATTTACCACCAATAATTATCTGGTCAGATTACCACAGAATTTGCCTTGTCAAATTCAAATGTCATTCTTTCGTTAACATTAAACGGTATGTATGTAATATCTGCTTCTATCCTAATACCTTGGTCAGTGCTATCTACAGCTACTGAATTCACTGATATTCTAGGATCATAGTTTATTATGTCTTCAACATCTTTGGAAATGATTTCTTTAACCTGTTCTGTAAACTGCTCAAAAAGCATATCCCAAATCACTGTGCCGAACTCTGGATTTTCTAACTTTTCACCTTTACGAATGTAAAAATGATTTATTAGGTCTTGTTTAACTAAATCAATGTCGTAGAGTTTATAATTCCTTGTAGTTTCTTTAGAGCTGAAACCCTTATATGTAAATGCTCCTCGATCTTGATCACCAACTGATGCTTTGTTTACTGCAACTGTTTTTTGGTTATATAGTCTACTTGCCATTTTATACTTCCCTATCTGTATCCGTTGGAGTTAGCTGTAACGGTGCTTGATTTTCATGCAACGGCCAGGGCTCATGCATCGGTATCCGTTTTATAATACTGTCAACAGTGCCTGCGTTATACTTCTTGTCCCAACCTGCTGCTTTTGAGGTTGCTGGACTAGCATGTAGGATTAACGGTTTAACATCCGCTGCTACTTCAGCAGCTTCGGCAGTTTTAGTAGAATTCATGTTAATGCTTGTTGCTGACTCTATATGATCTCCGCCACTACCTATGTTTGTGTTTCCAGTAGCTGTTAACTTATTGTCGCCGTTGGTTGCAACATTAAAATTTGCGCCTGAAGATATCCTGGTATTGCCCCCAACAAGAATGTTATTATCATCACCTACAGTGATGTTAGCATCTCGACCTACTAAAAACTCCAATTTAGTAG